CAAATTCAGGGGAGTTGATGTACGCGTAAATAGCGGTCGGTGTACCGGTGGCATTGTCATCAACACCGTTCTCGTGGTTCACTAAATTGCCTTGCGTGCCGTCGTATGTGGCAGCGATGGGGTAATTGCGCAAGCCAGAGTCCAGCCAAGCTGTGCGAACCATGTTGCCGTAGTACCAGCAGCCCTTGCCGTCATTCTCAATATAGTTAAAGCAGACATAACGGTCAATCACGGTCGAATCTTGTGAGCAGTAGAACCACCAGATCTCATTGAAACCCTCATTGGTGCTGCCGTAGATTTGGCCTTTTTGCGTCAGGTTGATGTCGTTGAACACAAACTGACGAAGATCGCAGTTCAGCGTCTGTGTACGACCGTCGTACTTGTAGAACTTGTCCACGCCCATCCAGTATGAAACACCGTTAGCGTAGGCTACAGCGTTCTGCCCGGCAATGGATATGTTGTCACCCACCAGTTGAGAGCTCCACACAATTGGAGCGCCTACGTACTGAAGTGAGTACAGGCTTGAGTCAGTCCACACCAAAACCTCTTGGCGGGATTGGGCGGTGGCCACAATCTCCGATCCGTGGGACAAACGGATACTGCCAGCCTGATTGGTTGCAGCTGGAGCCCATTCGGTCAAAGATTCCTGATCAGACCAGCGAACCAACATGGGGTCTTGCACCGTGCCAAGGTAGTCGTTGCATCCGAAGGCAAACACAAACCGGCTTACGTCAGAAACAAGAATAATATTTTGGATTGTTGGCGTTGCATTTGCCCCGGCCAAAGACGTCAGAGGTATGCCACGCACAGCCAGCTTGTGAACGCCGGATTGAGTTCCGGTTGTAGTGATATCTGCACCACCCGGAGTTAAAGACAGGTTGCAAGTGAAGCCGGATACGTTTTTTACATAGTACACAACACCCGGAGAAAGCCCTGTTGGCAGCGCACCCGTGGTTTCAAACCACACGGCATCATTGTTTGAAAGCTGAGCAGGCAGAGTGACAACGGCAGGCCCAGCAATTGTCACGGTCATAATGCCCGCGGAAACACCATACGTGTTGTTCCAGTAATACATAGCCCCGCCACGCGGGCCAAAGATCAAGTCTTCACCAAAGTTGGTTTGGCTCCACAGTCGCAATAGGTTGGTGCTTGGAGCGCTAAAACCCCACGAACCAGCACCCCACGCTCCAGCGCCCCATCCAGTCACTGGAATGGTATAAGAAGCGCCAACATTAAGTTGGTAGTAGGCCATCACAGTTGATCCGCCACCCGTAGCGTTGGATGATGCTTGGGTTGCGGCGGTAATGGTGTACACCGTTGTTGATACGGCTGTCTGAATTTGATACTCACCGTTCAGCGTCAAGCCGCCAACGGCAGTCGAGTTTTGGAACGTGACAAAGTCGCCAACCGCCCAACCAGAAGTTGCGTCTGTGACGTTGACGGTCGTTGAACCAATAAAGGTTTGGAACGGGTTTGCGCCAAGAACATACACGCTGCGCCATGGAGTTGAATCGTTGTACGCGCCGCCAGACTCGATGTAAAACTTCAGGTTGGTGCCAACCCCAAGCAAATTGAACCCGTTTAATGTCACCCAGTTCCACAGCGAGCGGCAAACCCCAAGGAAATAGTTTGGCGAAGTACGTGCCCAGCCACCGATCTTCTCCGGATTGCCTTGGCGGAAACGTACCTTGTCGCAGTCATACCACCCGTTCTCATTTGTGTAACGGGTGTTCTCACGGTTTACACCGGGTTTCAAAAGGAGTTTTTTAAGTGGCATGACCTATTGTCCCATCTGGGGTGGTTTACATCAAGCGTATTGGCGGGTGCCAGTCTTGTCAATGATAAGCGCTTGACGGCTTGGCACGTCACTTTCGTAGGTCGTAATCGACACATGAGTCCAGCGATCAAACTCGCGGATGACTTGCTGGAATGGCAGGCCGCTGGCAATGATTGCTTTGGTTACTTCGTCTGGGGTCATGCCCGGCACTCGGATGTCAGCCGCGCAGCCGCGACGGTGATCGCTCTTGTTGCTCGAGCCCACGGCGGTGTTCACTGCCTCTGAGCGAAAGCCGCTGTTGATCATGATTGGCTTGCCGCCCAGCAAGACCTTGAGCTGCTCCAGGAAGTCAGCCAAGCGGGGGAGGTTGGCCACGGCATTGACCAGCACCTCTTTGCCGCCAATGATGCACTTCTCGTGCTCGGTTGGCTCATTGTCGAGTGTGCGGTGATCTGTGTGGGTCAGCTCTTCAAATGTAAAGTTGGGGGTAAGGTTAGCCATTGTTTTCTTCCTTTGGTTCTTCAGATGCGTTGTTCAGTTTGATTGCGGCCAGCCAGCCAATAAAACCACCGATGATGGTGGAGAAGGCGGGGGCAATGATTGGAAAGATGTCTTTGTTGTCAATGACGCTGTTTGGCATGAACAAACCGCCAAGCAAACTCATAGTCATGCACAAAATTACAAAACACAAAGTAACCGCCATCATTCTGGCGATGTGAATAATTTCGCGTTGGAACTCACTCATTTCCGTTTCTCCATAATTTTCTCAGCGGTGCGTCCGCCAAAATACGCCAGCATGATCAGCTGACCCCATTCACCCAGTAGTTTTACATAGGATTCGTTCACATTGATGCCCGCCGCACTCAGGGCGGCAAACAGGAAGTAAGCCACAAAGATGGCGATCAGAGTCATGGGGCGGATGTTCTTCGAAAGCCATGAGTCGCTGGCCATGTCGGCTTGCCAACGATCTGTTACCGCCTTGGTTTCAACTTCAAACGCCTTGGTGTCAATCTCTTTGAGTTTGAGCGCCAGGTCTGGATTGGCTTGGAGTGCGCTTGTCACGTCTGTGATGGATGCTGGAACGCCAAGCTTGTCTGCAATGGCCTTGACTGCCATGCCGCCCATGGGGCCAGCTACAGCGGTTGCCAGTGCGGGCGCTGCGCTCTTCAAAATATTCAGAAGGTCATTCATCTTCTTTCCCCTTTTCCTTCAACTCGGCTTTGAGCTTCTTCAGCTGCTTGACCTCGTACTTAATTTCAGACTTCATCTTTGCCGTCTCAATGAGCACCAGCATTGACAAAGGCAACGCCAAAAACAACACCAGACTCAGGACAACAACAGCGACGATAAACCACCTGGTGTCCTCGCGAGCCATCCGAGTGATAGCACTATGCCCCACATCCACGCCACCATTACCAGCACCGCTATCGCTGTAACCGCCCGGTCGATTCGATGATGCTTGAGAAGCTCGCGTTGCCATTTGTTGTCCCGTTCCTTCTTAGACTTCATCGCGGCAGCGAACTCCTGCGCCTCAACAATCTCGTCGTACTTGATCAGGAAGTCTTCATACATGGCACCGAGCCCCAGCTCTTTTGGTGTTCCGTAGATCATGGCTTGCTTTAGCTGCCCAGACAGCTGGCGCATCTGCCACTGAATCTCAATCCGATCAATCGCACTGTCGGCAACCTTCTCCGTGGTGAGAGACTCTTCTTCAAGTTCCCGACAATGTAATTTCAATGCTCTGATCGCCTCGAAGTAGACCTTCAAGTTTTCACAGATGTCGTGCACCGCACGCGCTTGGTACTCCTCGTAAGTTAACTCTCGTTGCTTTTGCTTTTTCTTTTTTGCCACAGGCTTGGGCGCTGCAACAACGGCCCCTTCCTTGGGTGGTTCGGCTGGCTTGGCGGTGGAGACAGAGCTTCGATCAAGTTTAGTAACCGAGCCCAGTAAACCTTGAGCCCAGTCCCAGAGTCCTGTGATGGTTTCCCAGAGTCCAAGGGCTTGTTCTTTGGCTTCATTGATTTGGCCCACAACTCCTTCAGCCTCAGATTTGAAGTCGTCAATGAATGCTTGGCCTTCGCGAAGCATGTCGCAGCCAGTCTTGATAGCACTGACCGCGCTTTGAGCAAGGAGGAGTAGGCTGAACGGATCAATGGTTACACCGTAGCTTCCCCGCCAATGGCGTAAAAAATGTAATTTGCCGCATTGTTGTTGATTACGCTGTTGCCGTTTAGCCTAAAGCCTCCTGCAAACCTTTGCAAATAATTAACAGAAGTTAAAAATTCAGGATCAGTGCTATTCAAAGTCATTTCTTTAGTTTGAGCACCACCGCCGTACAAACTAATACCACGAGCCACGTCGTACACGTACCAGTTGCCAGACAAGCTTGTGCCTTTAACAATCAAAAATCTAATCGTAGTTGACCCAAACCCGCAATCAATATCTTGGGATCCCCCGTTGCCGGTATAGCTTCCAACCTTTGTAATTCCTGGCACCGTTGCAAACAAATACGCAATGTAACTGTAGCCAAGGTATCCTGTGTTGACATCTCCACCGGTATAAAACAAAGTTGATGTTGGAACGTTTGAGTTCCAGTAATCTGCCGAGGTAAGCGCAAGACCGGTGCTGTTTATGTACATTGCCGAAGAACCTGCGGAGGGCAATGAAGCGTGGTAAACAGTAAAGTTGCCAGCCCCATCAGTTCTTTTTACCCACATCATCTCAGGCGTATAGCCAAGCGAGTGGTTGACAGTTGCCCCAGTACCAGGGGTGCTTCCTCCGGTGTATCTGACAATATCAAAGAACCGAGG